CGGTTATGGCTTCGATTGCTGACCGTGACGCCTTGGCCCAAAAGCTGAGCGGCTTTATCGGCACGTTCGACCACGCTGCGATGACTGCCAAGCAGGTTGCGGTGTACGGCTTGGACAAGCTGGGCGTGAAGACCGACCCCGGCACTGAGCGCATCGCCATTGACGCATGGCTGCACGGTCGCACGCCTGACCACAAGAAACCAGTTTACGCAGCCGACACCGGCTCGAACGTGGTGGACCTCAACAAACTTTGGAAGGAGGCCTAATCATGGCTTTTCAAAATACCGTCTTGGCCGACTTGGTTAGCGGCATCCCCGGCGAGATTGCTTTCAACTCGCCCTACACCGGCATCGCTGCCGTCATCAACTCCGCAAGCGCTGCGAACAACGTCTATGGCCGTGCGATGACCTACATCGACAAGGCTGTTGAAACGATCGGCGCTGGTGGTACTGGCAAATTTGCTGGCTTGCTGGTGAACCCTAAAACCTCCGCCGTTGTCAACATTGGCGACACTGCCGACTCCGTTCCAAACGGTACGCCGGTGGAGACAATGTTCGAGGGCGAATGCTACGCGCTGCTGTCCGTTGGTACTGCTGTGACTATCGGCGATCCGGTGTTCTTCGTGAACGCAGACGGCACGCTGGGCGCAGGCACCGCCGGTGCTGGACAGACCCAGATCGTGGGCGCGCAAGTGTTCCGACACAACCCAAGTGCAGCAACCGCGCCATCCTTGGCCGTTATCCGCATCAAAGCCTAAGAGGTACATCATGCAAACCAAAATTGACTTTAGCCTCACAGGCCGCGAATTGGCCGCCCGCAAGCCGCTGCAAATCAGCGCGGACTCCGCAGCCAACATCGTGGGCCAACTCCCATCGCTGGGCATCCATGGCATTGAAAAACTGTCGATGGACAACGCGCTGACCGGCCTCCCAGGCCGCTCGGGTGCGACCGCCTCGCAGTACCTGCAAGCATGGCTCCCCGGCATCGTTCGCCAGATGACCACCGTGCGCGCCATTGACCGTATCGTCGGCATGGCTCAGGCGGGCAACTGGTATGACGATGTGGTCGTTCAGCAAACCAGCCAGCCGGTCGGCAAAGCTGAGTTGTACGGCGATAGCTCGAACATCCCGCTTGCAAACTACGCGCACGCTTACGAGACGCGCGGCATTGTTCGCTTTGAGCAGGGTTTCGAGGTCACGCAATTGGCCGAAGCCCGCGAAGCTGCCGGACAAATCAACATGGCAACCGAAAAGCGCGCCGCGTCGATGCAGTCCCTCGAGATCGCTCGTAACCGCTTGGGCTTCTTCGGATTCTTCAACGGCACGACTCGCGCCTTTGGCCTGCTGAATGACCCCGGCCTGCCCGCTTACGGTGCTGCTGCCGCCAAGCAATACACCGCAATGACGTTTGACGAATTGGTCGCTGAGTTCTCGTTGCAGTTCTCCACGATCATGACGCAATCGGGCGGCAACGTTGACGGCAACAGCAACTTCGTTATCGTTTTGCCAACCGGCTACTCCACCATCCTGACCAAGCCCAACACCCTGGGCATGACCGTGATGACATGGCTCAAAGACAACTTCCCCAACGTGCGCATCGAGTACGCGCCGGAATTTGTCACCGCAAACGGTGGCGCAAACGTGGCCTACTTCTACGCCGAATCGGCTGAGGACGGCAGCCCTGACGGCGGCCAAGCCATCGTGCAAATCGTGCCAGCGAAGTTCTTCGCTATCGGCTCCGAGCGCCGCACCAAGGGCTACATCGAGGACTTCGGCTGTGCTACTGCCGGTGTGATGGTCAAGCGCCCGATGTTGTTCCGCCGCCGCACTGGCGTGTAACCCAGAACGCCGCCTGCGCATCCGTGTGGGCGGCGTCTATCGAATCAAAAGGAGCATTTACCCATGAGCAAACTCTACATTTACAGCACGTTGTCTACCTCGGTTGAATACGAGGTAGAGGGTGGCAAAACCATCCTCATCAAGGGCGGCGCGAACATCGCGGACAAGTACATGCTGACCCCGCTGGGTGTCGCAACGTGCATTGAGGATTCTGACCTCCCACTGCTGCGCGCCAACCGCGTATTTGCATTGCACATGGCTAACGGCTTCCTGCACGCTGACAAGTCCAAGATGGATATTGAGGTGGTGGTGGCCGACATGGAGCGCGCTGACAACTCCGCGCCCGATACCGAGGCCGATGTGGCTGCGGTAAAGGTCAAGACCGGCACGAAGACCAAAGCCAAAAAGGACGCCTAACCGTGGCCTTCCCACTGTCTGATTTTCGGTTGCTTTACCCGGCCTTCGCCAGCGTTACCGATGGCGTGGTGTTGGCCGTGTCTGCCCAAGCGGAGTGCTTTGTTGCGCCTACCGCCTGCGGCTGCACCGATCAGGCATGGATGCTCGCTACCGCCCACATGCTGGCATTGCGCAACGCTGCGGCAAGTGGCAACACGCAACCCGGCCTATTGACCGGCGCAACCGTGGGCGGCGTGTCCGTTAGCTACCAGGCCCCGGCAACGGGAACCAGCGCCTACCGCTTTTGGCTGGCAGGCTCGCCCTACGGCATTGAGCTGATGGCCCTGCTCAAGGGCTGTAGCGTTGGCGGCGTGCTGGTGGGCGGCTACCCCGAGCGCGCGGCATTCCGTCGCGTTGGCGGTGGGTTTCCGAACCGTGGCCGGGTGAACTGATATGGCCAAGGTCACTCGGTCAGGCGTGGGCGTGGTGCAGATGCGCAAGAACATCCAAACGATAAACACGCAGGCCGCTGAGGTTGGGTTTTTCGATACGTCGCATTACCCGGACGGCACGCCTGTGGCCTACATCGCGGCCATTCAAGAGTTCGGCTCAGGCCCGATTCCGCCCCGCCCATTCATGCGCGACACGATTACCAAACGCTCCCGCTACTGGGTGCGCACGCTGGAGGCCGGGGCCAAAGAGGTGTTAGCTGGACGGCTCACGGCTTCGCAGATGCTCGATGGTGTCGGAAAACTTGCCGCTGGTGACGTTCAAACGACCATCTCCCAGTTGACCAGCCCAGCACTCAAGGATTCGACCACGTACGCGCGCGCGCACCGCAAGAAGAAACCGCGCAATACCAGCATCAAACCGCTGGTCGATACCGGCGTATTGTTCGCGTCCGTTGACAGCAAGGTCGTGCCCCGATGATCCCCGGCATCAACGTCCTCAACATCGCTTTCGGCGCAATCGGGCAGGAAGTGATTCAGCATGTGTCAGCTACGGGCCGGACTCAGAATGCCGTGGGCGCATGGGTTACGACCTACGCCGCCCCGGTGGACGTTCGAGCAAGCTGGCAACCCGCCGAAGATAAAAAGATAGAGCAGCAGGGCCTAGACGTTTCAAAGGACTATCACAGCCTCTGGATGCGCGCCCCGGTTGCCGGTGTGCAGCGCGGCGCTACGCCTGACCGCTTCATCGCGCACGGGCGCCTACACGATGTAGTCGATGTGAAGGATTGGTACGGGCAAGACGGCTGGGTCGAGGTTATGGTTATCGACGTTGGGGCCGCTCCATGACTGACGTTCAAATCCGCGCCTTCATCCGTGCGCAACTGCTCGTGTTGCTGCCCCTTTACGGCATGGCAAATGTGCAGGTCATCGCGGACTACCAGCCCACCCAGCAAGGCCGAGAGACCGGCCCCGCAATCTACATTCACAGCTTGGGCGAAGAGCAGGAAGGGCGACAGAGCAGCCGCTACCAACCTGGGCTATCCATTCCGGTGGCCTTGCAGCGCACGGAGCGCCAAATGCTGGCGACCACGATGCAGATCACGGTCTACGCCCCAGAGGACGCCACGCTAACCCCGCCTCTGCCGACTGACCTTGCGCGCGTGGCGTCCATGGCGCTGCAATCCGTCGCCTTCGTTGAAGCATTAGTCCAACAATATCCCGGCTCTGGTGTGCGACGGGTCACGCCAATCCGCCGCCCCTATATCGTCAACGACCGGGGGCAGTTTGAGCAGTCCCCATCGTTCGATATCACCCTGGCTCACACAGTTTCCATCGTCGTAGAAGCGCCGCAAGTTGATGCGGTGCAATACGGTATCCACCGCGTCTAAAAAGGGGCCAACATGCCTATCAAATCAACCCGATACGTAGAAATTACCAGCGCCGTAGCAGGCGCTTCACTAGTGCCCCTGCGCGAGCTTGTCGGCCTGCGCTTCACCACTGACCCGCGCGTACCCACGGGTGCGCAAATCAGTGTCGTGAGTGGCGGCGCGGATGATTACTTTGGCGCTTCGTCGCCCGAAGCTGATTTTGCGCGTGAATACTTTGGCTATGTCTCCCCAGCGCCTGCGAGCAAGCCCAAGAAACTACTGTTCGCGGCCTACGCACCGACCGGTCGTGTTCCTAACATTTTCGGCTCCAACAGCGTGGAGACCTTGGCGGCAATCAAGGCTGTTACCACGGGCGCGCTCACCGTCCAACTGGGCGATGCGCCCGCCGCGCTGACCGCGCTGGACTTTAGCAGCGCTGCCAGCTTTGCCGCAGTGGCTACCACCATCCAAACAAAGCTGCGCCTTGCCGCCGGTGCGCAGTACGCCGCCGCTACAGTCACATACGACGCCATCGCGGGCGCATTCCTGATTACCGGTGGCGTGGTTGCCCCGGCCTCGGCCCAAGTGCTGACCAGCGCTGGTACGGACATTGCCGGATTGCTTGGCCTCACCCAAGTGGGCCGCGTCTTGTCTCCGGGCATGGCAGTTCAGACACCGTTGGAGGCATTCAAAGCAGCCGAGCAGGTATCCGACAGCTTCGGGACCGCCAGCTTCGCCGATACGATCATTCTTGCCGACGCCCTGCCGGTTGCCGAGTACGTGGCCGGCGAAAACGTGAAGTACCAGATGTACTGGAGCGTCGATGCGACGACCGCGCCAACTTGGTCCGCCGCCATGCTCAACACCGCCTCCAACGGCTTGGTGCTGAACGGTACACCGGGCGAAGACAAGCGAGCATTGCCCCAAGCTATCGCCGCGTCGGTGAACTACACCCGCCGCAATGCTGTGGTGAATTTCATGTTCCGCAGCCCCGCTATCACGTACAACGCGGACGTCACGA